CTAAGCATGCGGCGAAATCTTTAATTTTACTTTCTCAGACAAACTCATGTTGTCATCCATCGTGAAATGTAGGACAAGGATTCTTTTTTCTTTTGCTTTATCAATGAAATCAGTTTTAAACCAATGGTACGGTCCAGCAGGGTTACAGTTAAAGAAAACTTTAGCACTATTCTCATTGGTTTCAGCAGAACAACGGCCTATAGCTTGATCCACAAATGATCGGGGAAATAACGCTGCTTCATCCAAGTAAGCTCCGGCGGCAGTAAGACCTTGTAATGTATCCTGACTCGCTTCGTTATTTGCACCAAATAGATAATACGCATTGGTTCCAATTACAACATGCAGATTCTCTGAACGGTGGTAATGATAGTCGATTCCTTTCGCGGTCAGAATCTGAAACATTGGCTCTAACACGTTTCTCTTGAGGGCACCCATAGATTTACCAGCTACGATAAAGTTCTGGTGCCTATGCTTCGCTAGTGACCATGTAACGAAGGAATCAATCATGGATATGGTCTTACCTGAGCGAATGGCCCCTTCTGCTATGACCATATCGTAATCTTTGTAAGGACTTCCATCTGTCCACCAAGCTAGTAGTTTCTTTTGCTTTAGGCTGAACGGCTGGAACTTAAAAGACGTTGTACGTTTACGCTTTTTCATCAGCTTCTACCTCATCAGCAAAAATCTCCGATACTTGAGCGTTTAGAGCTGATTCGTACCCACTATTTTGTTGATGTGCATCACTATCGTTTTCACCATTTAGTTCTTTAACCTCGATCTTTAGCTTCTCTATACGTAAACGTTGTTCCTCAGTAGCTAGATGACTATTGAGCATATCCTCATAGCGTTTGATTAAGCTTTGGAGAGTTGCTATAGCCCTAGACTGAGCGTTTAGAAATGTAGCATGGCGATCCCAAGAAAATTGAAATTCATACTCTTCTTCTGTAACCATCTGCTCGAAGGATGCTTTTTTCCTTCGTACTGGTGGTCTACAATTTCGAATTTCCTCTTCTTGATTTCCTTAATCATTTCTTCTTTGTCCTGCACGAACATAATACGCTGTGCGCGGATGATAGCTGTGTACTGAATCATGATGTTTTCCCACAACATATCAAGAGGAGACTTAGATTCGATCTCTTCTATAATCTCAACTGCATCATCAGGGAAGTACTTACGAAAAAAGCCGTGGCTTACCGCGTTGCTGTTCCTCTTAGGTGCAGCTCCTCCACGATTGCCCTACGGCGTTTTTATTCCCTTCTGGCGCTCCAGCATTTGACTCACTTTTCATTGTAGTACTACATTGACCTGATTGTAGTACTACATTCCATTTGTCTCGGCTTTTCCAGTTGCTTATTGTTTTTTCTTTTTCGCCTAGTTGGTCAGCAAGCTCTCGATTGCTAATGTTTCCGCCACTTTCGAGCCATAGCTCTAAAGCTTTGTCTCGGTTTGGACTTCTTGCTTTTGCCATTACATGATCACTACCACCTATTGAGTTTGTTTTGCACAAGAAAAAAGCTCCCTTGTAGGTGCTGATCTAATTAATACTCAGAACTTCAGTTTGTATCCTTAGTCATTTTTTTAAAAATAATCATTGTGACAAGAGATATATGATAAAAAAGTAGCGATCCAACTATATATAATATAAGCTTTATAGTTAAATATTTTTTGCAGAATATCCCTTTTAGTTAATCCGAAGAAAACCCAAGCTATAGAAATACCCGCTAAAGAATATAATCCTAAATTTAAAAAATAAAGCTTGCTTTTAGTCGATATTTCCATTCTATTAGTAATAAAATCGATTAAGATAGTGCAGGGAATTCCAATAAACAAAAATATCGGGATGGAGTATATTAGATAGATTATCATTAGAGTTATAAAAGGAAAATAATAAGTATTTGGCTGACGCTGCTGTCATTGGTGTATATTCTGACACTGCTAGAACTAAGCAAAAAAGTATTGCTGTAACGACCCCAACAAAGATTCTGTGTAACATTGCCTTCCCCCTTATTACTAGTCTACTTAATAGTTCACATACATTAATTTCACTAAGGTGAAAAAACCGGAAGCTTAAGGGCTCCCAGTCTTCCAGTTTAATTAGAGATATTAAAATAATGTTTTGGAGTGAGTTCGAATAAATAAAATTAATAACTCGTTTGGTATTTGGTACAGGCTATCAAAGTTATATAAGGAAAAACCGCCAACTAAGCCAGACGATGATGACCCAACAGTAATTGCAATGCCAAAGCCAGAAGTAGAGGAAACTCAAAAGCCAGCAGCTTAAAAAGAATAGCCACCCACTATGATCTTGCCCCTGTCGAGTAGACAACTTTAAACAAGCCCCATCTAGGCTACCTGAGTTCAGCATTCTATCGGATTTTCCCCAACTAATTTTTCAAGACTTTGCAAGGCATCTCCGGTAATATAGCATAATTATTGGCCAACCTCCCAGGGCCCCTACTTCCACCTTCACCTTCACAAAAAAGTGGACATAACCGTTCTTCTAAAACGGATGTCCACTTATACATAGGTTATGATGATTACATTGAGCTCGGCCAGCAGAGGTTCATGATGAAATGTTTCGCTCTTCAAAAGATAAAGACATGCGCCTGCCTTCTCTCTCGGGGTATCGATATGGTGTCCTATCGTAATCGAATCAGGTTTGCCCCATCGCTTCCAGACTCTCTGGAATAATCTGACCGCCATCAACGATGATGGTTTGGCCCGTAATATAACCTGCCTCCTTCGAAGCCAAAAAAAGAGCGGCGTAAGCGATATCTTCGACGCTTCCGAGCCGCTTGAGCGGGATGGACGCCGTCATCGCCTGCAGATAATGATCTCCAAGGCCATCCAAGCCTTCCGTCATTATGTTGCCGGGCATGACGGCGTTAATGGTAATGCTGTAACGCGCGAGCTCGAGCGCCGCACTGCGCATGAATCCAAGCTGAGCGGCTTTGCTTGCGCCGTAGTGCGACCATCCGGCATAGCCGGTGGCAGGCCCCGTAATCGAAGAGGTAACAATGATCCGGCCGTATTCCGCCTTCTTCAAAAAGGGAAGGCAGGCTTGAAGGGAAAACAGAGTCCCGCGAGCATTCGTGTTCATCACCTGATCCCAATGCTCGCCGGTCATCTCCTCGATCGGCGCATTCGGAAAAATACCGGCATTGGCGCACAGCACGTCGATCCCCCCGAAAGTACCGGCCGTCTCGCTAGCAACGGACTTCATCGACTCCAAATCCGCGACATTGCCCTGAAAGGCATGAGCAATGCCTCCGTTCTTCCGGATTTCCACCGCGGTTTCCTCCGCTTTCGTCAGGCTGCGTGCGACGACCGCGACTTTCGCCCCCTGTACGGCGAAGGTTCTCGCAATTCCTTTGCCGATTCCTTTACTGGCTCCGGTCACTACGACCGTCTTATCCTTCAGTGGCGTCAGCATGTAGCAGCACTCCAATTCTCTGTTATATAAGTTACATTTTCCCATTGCTTGGATTCCTTATCATCGTACTACAAATCCAAACGTAGAGGCAACTTGCCTGAGCAGCCTTTTCTCATCTAGCGAAGGAACTGGACTGTACCACGGATTTGACTTAAAATAAGGTTTGGGTCACTAATGCCGAGATCCCTTGTAAGTGTTTTGTACCCTTGTTCACCGCTCAAATAGAGCTGTACAGCTTTTAACTTAAAATCCTTTGAATATGTTTTTCTAATTTTCCCCATAGAAAATTCCCCTCCTAGTTAATACAGTAAGGGGTCTTGCTTCTTACTGTCTACTAAAAGGGGATAATATCAAGATAAGGGGGCTTTTTTTATTTACTTCTCATCTAACATCATTCTTTTATAAAATTATTGTTGTCTGAGCTGGTAGCCAATGGTGGTACATGTAGTTTGTGTGATCCGAAAAGCCTTTGGTAGCTTGCTTCGTTTGAACATGCTTTGGCCCATAGCTTTCTATTCTTTTTGGAAGATCATAGCTTATGTACCATACAATAAATACTAGTACGACAGCACATTTGGTTACTCTCCCAATTATTCTCCGCGCTGGTAGCTCTACATTTTCCATGCTATTTCCTTCCTCCTCAGAACTCATACATCTCTATCAATCTGGACGCCAGTTTTTATAACTACTTGTTTTTGAATACTCTCTGGGATGCTTAGGGGTATACTTTGATTATGGAAAACCAATCGTTCGATCTCGTGCAAAGCCTCTTCGTAACGGCAAAGTTTGTCTTCCAATGCTTTAGCATCAATCATCTTGCTCATTAGTCGGAACTCCCTTCAACATCTTCTAAATCCGGTTCTGGTAACCCACATTTGATGCAAAACCTTTTATCGCAGCATGGACACTGAACAAACCATACATGGTAATGGTAATTTGGACATTGATCCATTTAGCTACCCTCCATATACGACGTAATATCCACGTTTTTAGCTTTTCGATTATCTAGAAACCCCTAACATACCTCTGGCTTTACACACATATTCTGGATGTATAAGGGAGGGGACGACGTGAATAAAACTTCTTGCGATGATATTCTTTTTGAAAACCGGTTCTGGCTTCAAATCCTGGGGGATCATTCCCGATTTATTTTTGAATCATTGGCTCCAAAAGAGCAAACAGAAATCGAGCAGGCTAACTACTTTATCCACACATTTGACAGATTATTGGATTATGCACGCAAGAATTTGTCAGCTAAAGAAATCGATACACTCAACCAACAAGCAAATACCGAGACAAAAAATCTACGCCAGTTTAAACTTCATCTTCTAGAACGACATCTTATTGGTAAGATTTCCATCAGCCTTCCTCCAACTTTTATAAACCATATGGTGAATGAACTGGAAGAATATGAACGAATCTTGGAGGCCTGTTTAGCTGGTGATTGGCCCCCTTCATTTCATCCCCTTCACTTTCATCTGCTATGGCTCTCTGATGCTGCGGGTCATGCTGATACCATCACTTCTCTGCTTGATATGGTGGAAAATGACTACAGACAAAAAAGCAAGCACTTTACGAAACAATTTCAGCACTTTTACCTAAAAGCAATCGAATTAGCTGGCTACCTACGAACAAATTTATCTGAATTTCCAGCACTCAGTCGTTTTAATCATCAGGCTGAAATGGAAATTCAACTTTTTCAGGGCTTTTTACATGAATTAGAAGAGCTACGATTAAAGGATGAAGTATTAGGAACGTTATCTCCACTTATGGCCGATCATATGTCACGGGAAGAGTGTTATTATTTGATGAAGCTATCCGAAGTATCCGATGTGAAATCCCCTGATTGTTATCCAACTAGACCCCGGATTGAATAAAAATTAGGGAGGGAGACCTTTTAAAAGCAACTCGAAGACCATAGAGTCTCCCTTTTACCCAAGTGATTGCATGGCTCTTTATACATTTTCATGGAATAATCACGCGCCATCGTGTCAATCTGTTTGAGGATAGGAATTACTTCGTTCGTCCAATCCCATCCTTGTACAAGCAAGTTATCAACAAATTCAGTTTTATCAAGTGCTTCAACTGAGTTGTCTGAATGTATGGACACTTTTCCACACTCAAACTTAACTGTCACACGATACGGATATGGTCTAACATAATATTGCATTTCAATTTACCTCCTTATCACATCGTGTGTTGTCTTAAAGCCCCTAACTAACTATTCCAGTTCTTTAGCACACTCTCTCCATAACTTCTCGCAGTTTACTAGCTCTGCATTTAGGCACAATTTACATATGTCCAGCGTTACGAATTTTTGTTGTTCGGTCATTGTGCTTCCTCCCTTATCACAAGTAATGGTTTGTTAAATCGCTTGAACAATATAAATTTCCTTGGCACCAGAGATTCTTTTTTGTTGTAAACCAATTCATCATTGTGGTTAAGGTAAACCCAATGATCTGTCACAATCGTCTTTCCGTCTTTATCAACCAGAATGATAGGCACGCCTCTTGTCCACTTTTTATCGGAGTGATGTATTTCAGAGGTTCTCGGATCTTCATATTTCGTCATTTCTTTCAGTATTTCGATTTTGATTAGGTTGACCATTCCTGCACCTCCTATTTGCAAATTCTGTGTTGTGTAAATTAACCTAGTGAAAAAGTAATTACACAATTTACCTATTTTTTTATATAATCGAAATGTCTTGCAAATTTAAAAAGCAGGTGATTTCCTTGATTGACATGGGCGAAGTATTTTTTTTGTATTGCTGCCCATTTCTTTAAATATTTTTTTAGTATCTGGGCCTATCGTGATTCAAGAAGTAGAGGTAATAGTAAGGAATTTTCACTCATTGCATTAATAGCTTTATTGGCTTTTCCTATCATTGGATTGGTAATATATTTGGTCATTCGAAGAGATTAGTTTTTTGGGTTGTAAGGGGATGAAGATGCCCTTACACTGTTTTAATGATCTGTTGTTCGGTCATTGTGCTTCCCCCTTTGATTAGGTATAAATTGGATATAAAAATCCTGAAAATATCTCAATCTGAATCATCTTTTTGTGCTATCCTTAGTTAAAGTAAATATATGGCAAGGTGGTTCTGATGAAAGTTTTTATGATATTAATGGTGTTACTCTCTTCTGTGGGAGAATTTAAACCACAATCAACTACAAGCGTATTTATTGTTGAAGGCAACAGTATGGCCCCTTTTTTAAAAGCAGATGATAAATTTGTTGTTGATAAAGGTTACTATGCAGAGCACTCTGTCCAACGTGGAGATGTAATCATCTTTAACGTCAGTAAGGACAGGATGCATGTTAAACGAGTTGTTGGTATCCCTGGCGATACTGTTCAGTCTGAGGAAGATGTTTTATACATAAATGGAAAACCCATAGACGAACCATATTTATCAGAATACAAACTAAAAGAAAAACAGGATGGGAATCAATTTACATACAACTTTGGTCCTTTAACAGTTCCTCAAGGAAGTGTGTTTGTACTTGGTGATAATCGGGTGGAAAGTGCTGATAGTCGAGAATATGGACCAGTTGAAATTGAGAAAATTAAAGGTAAGATGATCAGAAAATGGTCTAATTCTTAGCAAGCTTAAAAGGCTTGCTTTTTTTGTCCCAAATGATAGAGCATATCTCTATCAAAAGGAGTGATATATTATGAAAAAATCATTTTATTATCTAGTGCCGTGTCATCGATCTGCTAGGTTAGTTAGAAAGTTTCGACGACACGGCATCCATTTTGAAGTTGGAATCTATCCCAAACAGCGATAACGTTCGTATTGTGTTTCCTGATCTACCTGTGAAGCAGTATCTGTCGTGCATTTGGTGTTTGGTGAAGCTGGCTTACTCTATATCGAAAATGTTCATTTGGCCATCATCGAAGTTCATGAGTAGAAGCTCTTCTGCATAAGCATCACTACTATGAAGCACTTGTCTAAAACTTTGAAAAGTTTCACGCCTCCAGCCCTTATAAAGTTCTTTCAATACAGGCTCGTCATAGTAACTAACTATCGCCTTCCCCTTTATGTTATTAAGCATGTAGGCCAGGTCTCTGTGATCTGTCTCATTAAAGTTGCCTGCATAGTATTTTTCACGACCAATGTAGGGTGGATCCACATAAAACAAAGTATCAGGGGTATCATACTTTTCGATGATTGTGCGAAAATCACCATGCTCAATCATTACACCGCGTAATCGTTCCGCAAATTCATCTATCCTAGAGCGTGCACTTTCGTACCCCACGGCTGGATTCTGTATTGATTTTGTACTGGACAGCAGAGAACTTTATGAGCGTTGGAAGCGTGATCCATTACCAAAAGATGAGTTTGAACGAGCTATACGTTTTTTCTACTTAAACAGATCCGGAATTTCAAAAGGAAATGCAAAAGGTGCTAAACCTGGATGGAGACTTACCTCGTGAGATACACGTTCCTTTTGAGAGAGAACATGGAGAGCTCCACACTACAGTCGACGGATATCGACATCAAAAACAGCACGATCAACATCAACAAGACTCTCGACTTTTCCGCAAAAAATAAAAACGAACTGTTCGAAGACACAAAAACGTACAGCTCCGCCAGAACTATTCGTATAAGTCAGACTTTAACGAATGAGTTAAAAAACCATGCAAAACATCAGAACAAAAATAAACTTGCTTGGAATGAAAATTATCACCACGCTCTAAATTTAGTTCTATCTAGAAACGATGGTAACTTCATTCCTAAATCCTCTTTGTTTAATGCTTTCTCGAAATATTGATTAGGGCTAACCTTCCTTCAATCCCTATCCATCCCCTACCACACACCCACGCAGTTTTACTATTAGAAACTGGAACAGATATGAAATACATTCAGGAACGCCTTGGGCACGGTAGCATCCAAATTACATCAGATGTATACGCCCGTATCTCGAAAAAAATTGAATCAGATAACATGAATAAGTTCGAAAACTACATAAAGAATATCTATGAGTAGTTAAAAAAATGTAGGCAAATTGTGGGCAATAATTATAAAACTTTAAACATTTGCTTTCTGCCCCCAAACAAGAAAAACCCTCACGCCTACAGGCGCAAGGGTTCTGACGATTAATACGTATTCATGTATTGGTTACGCTCCCACTCGTGAACACGTGTGCGGAACATATTTTCTGTTTTCAATCGTTGTAATCTACTCAATAAATCCACATTAAATCAACACTTTTACTTTTCACACCTTCAAAGGCTATCATATTTTTTCATCATTTTGTGGGTGAATTGTGGGTGGAATTGTGGGTGAGTCTGTGGGAGCTTTATCAGTATAAGTCCAACGATTTTATCAGTACATCCATCAGTGTTCACAAGATGAGAATTTAACGTCAGTACCAATTTGGTTGTCAGTTGTCGAACTCTCTCCAACATTAACGAAGCTCTTTCCTTTTTTCAACTCCTCTATTTTTTTTTATCTTTGCACAAACTGACGCTACCGTCCTGTTCTACTAATCAAACTGGTAATAGAACACCTAAGAAAAATCCTTGATTACTCATAGGTTCGAACCAGCGACCCCCACCCTGTCAATTTGGTCGAGCGTCTTTATGTTGGTTAATTTAAGTGCATTAACCTTACTGTAGTGCGGTTTATGTATAATTAAGATGATGTAAATTTACCTGATTTATTTAAGTGCGTTGTCAATTTGGTTGTCAATGTTGTCAGTTCTCTATCTTCTCTATCCTTGAACATAACTCATGTTGCCAATCCGCTTCGTTCGTCATACTGGCGATAAAAGATAAGTTTTTGAGTTTTGCAATCTCCCAAGCTTTTTGAGCGTTTGCACTCAGACAATGACTCATTTCTGTCATTTCCGAGTCGGTGATCTCCCTTGTCTTATTGATGAACCAAAGCTCTGCCATGCGATGATGTACAACCCACATTTGCACTAGCTCCTAGCTTTAGCGAGGAAATGTAGGTCAGTGACAAAAAAACCACCAATCACCTTGGCGTTTTTTTTGTATACTATTCCTAAATAGATTTTAACGTAAATACAAACCTTCGGTAGTACAAATTAAGCGCAATAACTCTGTGTTGGACTTACTTCCAGAATAAACGGGCATATTTAAATCAAAATTTGACCAAATACATAACTTTATTGTTTCAAATATAAATACAGAGGAAACCTGTTCTCTTAATCCCAATTCAAGTAGTAATTGAAGATCAATAAAATCTTGTATTTCTAACATGTTTTCATTCCTACTATTAAGTTGTTTATGAAGATCACGTATACGATTTATTTTTGCCTCATCTGAAACCGCAGTAATTATTGACTCGATATTTTTATATTGAAGCATAGTTTCAACATAAACCGAACTATTTGACCACAATATTTGAAACACCCGTATAAATTTTTCCTCTTCTTTTTTATAAACGTCAGCTAAATTTTTATTTTCAAGACTTTTTTCATAAAAAATATTACTCTCTTCAAATTTTCTATAATCAACAATCTGGAAAGGATATCTATCTAGCGTATAAATATCGGTAGGGAATCTTGAAAACACTAGTTCATTATTTTCTAGCAACAAGGTACTAGCCTCTAAATCTTTACTAGGGTCTGTCGAAATATCCCACTTATAATCCCATAGTCCATTAATAATTGACTCAATATTCATTTGAATCTACTCCCTAAGTATTTTTCCTTTTTATCCAAAGTAGCAACACGTTTTCCTTTGAAATTTTTTAGTTTCCAAGCACTCCCACCATGAGGTCTATTTCCTTCATCTTTGTCGATAGTCCAACCAGTCTTTGGTTCCCTACGCTCACTTCCATCAATTCTATCAGTAAATACATCTAAATCAACAATTACATTACCATCAGAATCTGTATCTAGTAATCTCTTAGGAATATCAGCGTAGTGAATTATTACTTCAGCATACAGATAATCGAAAGCCTCTTCAATTTTACCTTTCATAGTATTAAATGCTCTTCTAAACGCTCTTACAATATCATCAAATTGATCAGAAATATCGTCCCAATACCATGCAATTACTGCTCCTGATCCTGCCGCAATAATAATACCAATGATGTCACCAATAGGTAATGGTCCATCTGCAGCCGCAGCTGAAATACTAACACCAATTCCAAGAAATGCATAATAGGCTGGCGTAGGCAGGTCTAATTTTTTCAACTCATAGGATAATACATCTATTGGGCCGTCTTTAGAGCTTGCTTTAGCCATTCTTTTTACACGCTTTTTATCAATTTTCTCCTGTGTTATTTCTCCAAAAACTTTTTCATGATAATTAAATAATTCGGAATCACCATTTTCATTTTGTCTTATAATAAAATCTAAAAATTCTTTCTGAGCCTCTGGAGTCATTTCTGTAAAAACTTTCTCTACAGCATCATCGGAACCATTTGCTTTTTTAAAGTCTTGTAGTTGGTTTGAAATTTTTTCTAAAACTTCTTGCTCGATGGTAATATTTTTCTTAGTGTTAACATTTTCTACCGGTGGCTAAAGCTGGTGTAACCGCATTCAAACATAATACACTTGCTACAGTTACTGAAATCAGGGACTTTTTACTCATTACTTACCTCCTAAAAAATAAGTGCAATTTCCAGCATTTGGAATTATATCATTTACAATAATTTCTTGTAAATGTTTTTTTAGTTTATATTTTTATTTTTTAACATTTATGTATTTATTATGGTGATATTCCTATTTTTCTTTTATTTAAATGTACCTATATGTAAGATCCTCTACTTAGGCTTCCACACTCACTACATCTTCTACAGGTATCCACCAAAAATCCTCATCGTTCTTTAACTTGATCTGTTTAAATTGAGAATCAAACCTATCTACCCATCCCCAGGCGGATTTAATTACTCCTCTACCCTCTTTTCTTGGATCGCGCAAAAAAGCCCTAATTTAGAGGGCTTTTGTTTTGCTAAATTCATCTGAGGAAACCTTGCTTTTCTTTTCAGCTGTAACCTACTCCCCATCATCAATTTATTTGTTTTATGTCTTCTCATTTTCCATGTTTCCACGCTAAAATAAAATAGGTTAACAAGCACCCCCCTATGGAAATTCTTTTTATTAAATTAAATAACCAAAACCCCCCTCTGCCATTGTAGGTTTCATAAAAAAACAATGCTAAACCTCCTATTAAGGCTAACGCCGAAAATATTAAACCTAGCTTTATTCTAGTTCTGACAACCATTTTATTCACCCCATTTCATTTTAACTGTGCACTTAATATTAAAAAGCATAAAAGCCAAGAAAAAATCTTGGCTTTTTAACTCAATAACCATCAACTAAACTCGTTTTTACATCTTCCCAATTTTTATATCTTAAAAGCTCCCTACAATTTTGATTATACTTGGCGGCATTTTCACTATAGTTAAGTCTTTTTAGAGTCGCATATCCTTTCGAAGTAAGCGTTTGAAAAGTTGAGTAAGCCCCAGCATAAAACGCAAATGGCTACCCACCCAGCTGGGCCTGTGCCATATCCAAGAACTAAACCTGCTAATCCCATCAAAGCTACGAACCACTCAAATGTATCCTCATAAAAGTCGTAATCCATATAATCAATAATGAATGATTCAAATTCATCAGCTTGTTTTTGAAATTTCGATAAACTACTTGCATTTTTTGAGCTGCCAAGAGTACTCCCTTTAAGTTTCACATATTCGTGTGCATTTGCACTAAGAGCCTGTACTATAAATTTTCCAGTGGTTCTATCATAGTTATAGTAAGTATCATATGCGCCAGCACAATCTACTCATCCACCTTTGCAAGTAGCCTTCCCACTACTCTTTGCCAACTGTCTTTTAGTTTCAAACTTCTTCATTTCTTTATCCACGAATTCTAACTTTTTATAATCTATCCCTTTTTCAGGCTTAGATTCAATTGAACTCATGTCTACATCTGCAAATACCTCTTCTACATTCTTTTTAACCTCTTGGTCATTTTCTTCATTCAATAGGGTTTTTGTTTTGTTCCTAATAGCTTTTTTTTGATTTAATTCTTCCTCATAAACCTTAGATTCGGCTACTCCTGTGTCAAAATTATTTGTAAACTCTGTTGCTGTTATTTTGGTATTAATATAATCCCCATCTAAATCGTATAAATCTTCAATTTTTTTAATTACTGTGCCAACCTCATCATTTGCTGTTCTAGTTAGAACAATGGAATTGACTACTTTTGTTCCTTGTTTTACATATAGTCCTTCTTCATTTGGTTCATCTGATAAAAAATCAGTTTCAAAACTTTCAACATTTTCCGATTCAGCTATTTTGGCAAATGCCGCGGAAGGCAATATGATTCCACATAGTAGTACAAAAGCTGAAAACATCGCAACAAATCTCTTCATACAATAACCTCCATTTAGCTCACTTCCAAATTACAAAACTTGAAAAGTAGCCTTTTGAATTAAAATATTTTTTGTGGACGTACTGACTGAAAAAGCTCCGTATCCATAAAAATTTTTGTTTTCCTTTGCATACAAGTAGGTGTTAAACTTAAATGGAGCAGTTCCAAGTGACGCTCATAAATAGGATGTTCCTAAGCTTTGGACGGCATGAAGGTGCATCCTATTTTTTCTTAATGATTTGATGATGTTCTTCTCCCCATATTAAAGACATTTCATTTATCCCCACCCCCTTGGTTAGTAATAAGTTAATGTTACCAACAAAGGTAATAGTTGTAAATCATTGTTAAAAAATAAACATTTCACCCATTTACCTAACATCGTTTGTTTTCCTAACAAAAAAAATACTCCCCTTTCGAAAATAGAATGGGGAGTATTTTTTGATGTTATGCACCAATCTGATCTGACATTTGCTTGATGAATCCAGCATTTTCTTGAACAGGAAGCCAGTTTACACTTAACAATCCAAGTGACATCAATACGGCTAGAGATAAAATCGTAAGACGTTTTTTCACACGAAAACACCTCCGATCTAAAAGTTGAAAAATATTAAATTCATAGTATACTCGTTACTAATTAATGTCAATTTGTGTAAATAAAATATTTGGAGTGATCGTAGTGAATGTGATTGGCAGTCAGATAAAAAGATTCAGAACGAAATTAGGAATGACACAAGGGGAATTAGCAGATGGGATATGCAGTCGTAGCTATATTAGTCAACTGGAAAAGGGCTACTCATTACCCTTACCTGAGTTGCTTACAAAGATAGCTGAACGTTTACAGGTACCCCTACCAGACCTCCACAAAGACTTTAACCGAGAGGAAATAGCGAAGGTAAACATACATAGAAATATTCGTGGTCTGGTTACTAATATTGAATCGTGTGATTGGCTAAAAGCACATAAGTATTTATTCCGACTTTCTAACGTGGAACTGAGCCAAGAAGAAAAAAGCGTCTATGTATGGGGAAAAGGTGTTCTTGCACGATCCGAACAGAATTTCTATCAGTCAGCTGCGTATTTTTTAGAAAGTATTAACCTAGCGAGAGAAGCAGATGATCCTGATCCATTACTTCTTATTCGTCCTTTGACTTCGCTGGGAGAACTGTATGCCTCGATTGAAAAGCCTGAAAAGGCTATTGCTCTTCTACATGAGGCAGACAAGCTAGTTCTCCAGCATGAAGTAAATGGAATACCTAGAGTTACTCTTTACTATGCCCTTGGATATATGCATGAAAGACTAGGTGAATATCACTCAGGCCTAGAAAGATTCCAACAGGCTGAGAAATTAAATTTACATTACTCATCACTTTATAAAAGTGGAGATATTTATATGGGGATAGCCGTATGTTTACGACACTTGATGCAGTATGAAGAAGCAATATCAGCTAACCAGAAAGCTCTAAATATTTTACAGTACTACAACGATCCTAAAAAAGAAGCTAGAATTGCAGGGGTAAATAACAACTTAGGAATTATTTACAGATGTATAGAAAAATATGATCTAGCTATTTCACATTTACAAAAGGCTATTGATATTCATAAAAAAATAGGATCAATCCACTGGATGAGCAATTCATGTATTGAACTTGCTAAAGTGTATAATCAGTTAGGAAGATATGAAGAAGCAAAGCTTATATGTGAGGAAGCCATTGATAATCACACCACGGAACATATATTGGCTGAGGCACACCTAACTCTTTCAGAATCCCTTTGTCATTTGGGAGAACAAAATCGAGCGTTGGATTCCATAGACCACTCTTTGGCTTATTTCTCGCAAACCCCAAATAATAGATTTTTTACAAAAGCTTCTCGCTTGACTGCTAAAATGGCGTTACAATTTGGAAAAGAAGTCGTTCATATTTATGATAAATACCTAGCAACTCCTAGTGTTAAGTGATGAGTTTGAATATTCAAATATTAAATAATATTTCGTTTGAATAAAAAGTAGACTATCATTTTGACACGATACGATGATGAAAAAGAAGCCCTCCTTCTATAAGGAAGTTAGGCTTCTTTTTACGTGATTAATATGTTTTCTTATTCTGCGGCTCCTGCTCACTAGCAACCCTTACTCTATCAGCAAGTTCACCAAGGTATTTTGCCTGTCTTACAAGTGGATCAAGAATTTTACTAGCCATCAAAACATCTCCTCTATACGAATGTACGTTCTTGTTTTATTTGATGATGAGAGATTATACAATGGGTAAAATTACATGTTCAATAAATCTGGTAAACAATAAAAATAATTTTTTAAAAATGTATTATATTTACATTTATACAAATATTATGATATAACTAAGGGGTAATAACCTAACCCTTAAGGAGAGTGATCATTTTGAGAAAAGCTTTAGTTGCTTTAGGAGTACTTGCAATGGTTACAGCCGCAGTTCCAGCATCAGCTTCAACTCAATTCTCTGAAACTAAGGAAATTACAGCAAATGGAACCGTACAGTTTGGACAGCAGGTTACGCATAACATTGCTGGATGGTCTAGCTCTAGTACAGATACTCTGTATTTAGGTAGCCCTGGTTATCATACAATTCGTGTTGATGTAAATGAGATTTATCATGGTTCTATGGGTTCTAATACTGTAAAGGTCCATATTGATGGGGAAGAAGCGGGATATCTTAAACCTGGAAGTAATTATTTTCCCGTTAAGACAGACACGAGCTATGCAATCTTTAAATATTATGGTAAATCGACTGGAACTAAATCCTTCAAAGTTACGTACTATAGATAATAAGCATATAGTTTTTTGAAAGTTTCACTAAGGCTGTAAAATAGGTTTCCAACAGAGAAGTAAAATCTAAACTGTTGGAAACCTTTTATTATTCACATCTTAAAAATCCCTTTTAGTTTCACAATTTAATTATTTCTGTACATGGTTAACACTTGATAGCCCTCACTTTTAGTAGCCCAATTCCGTTACAAAAATCTCATATAAATCAACTTGGTTGCTGACATATTTCGTCAACTAATTTTTATTCTGTGGTTCCTGTCCACTCGCCACGCGCAATTCATCAGCCATTTGTCCGATCCTAACAGCTTCATCCTTCATCCCCATTTGATTATAAAAAGCCCATTGCCCCTGTAAATGGCTAATGATTTCGTTCGCTATCTCTGGTTTCACTGTTGTTTCCTCCTTCATAATTGCATCCCAAAAATCTTTTTCCATACAGTTCATGTCCACGTTACCTTTAATACCAGCCACTTTCCCACAATCGGAATACTGAAAGACCGCCCAGCAAGCCCCATGTAGGATTTAGCATAGGTTGGTTTGTATTGTAATTTGGCCACCCACAAAGGAAAGCCAGCAAGAGCTTTCCCAAGGTTTCTTTTTGCAAAATAAGCTCCTGTATAAATCATGGGCGTTTTTCCTGTATGGCCCTTAACATGGGTAAGAAACGTGAGACAAAACGCTGTAATCTGTGCAGGTGTTAACCCCTTGTCCGTCTCAATATCAAGCACTAGCGGCATATCACACGGTAGTCCTTTGACCGTTTGAACAAAATGTTCCGCTTGTACCTGGGCAGATAAATCAGGGTGGGCAAAGTGATAATACCCCACCTTGATTCCGGCTCTATTAGCTCCCTGAGCGTTTTCTTTCAGCTTCTTATCAACTAGGCTCGTACCTTCCGTTGCCTTGATAAAAGCGTACTTCACGCCGTCAGATGCAACTTGATTCCAATTGATTTCCCCCTGCCATTTAGACACGTCTATACCCTTAATATTGGTTGTATTCTTTGCCTGCATTACTTACCATCTCCTTTATCTTTTAAGACCTCTACAGCTCGTTTAACTACGTCTGGTACTGGTAATCCGATACGTCCAGCGTTCTCTAAAATAGACAGCAGCTCATTAGCCATATAGAAAAAGATCGTTGCGCTGCGAATCACATGTTGATCCCCTAAAGCAGTATCCAGCATGTGAGCAATAGCAACAATCCCAAAAATAAATACCTTTCTCGCTATCCCGATGAGTCCAATTTTGCTTTTTAGTTTCCCTTCTGCTGCTCCTGCCGCTATACCACTTGCGTAGTCAATGCCTACAAAAACAATTAATACCGTGAGTAGATAAGACCAGCGACCAAAAAGAAACGTAACTGCTGCACCTCCTACGGCTGAAAGAACTTTGATTACGTTTTCCATATATCTGTCCCTTTCAAATTAAGATAGGGGGCCATAGCTCCCAAAATAAAAAACGCGCTTTCTTTGATGATAAGATGGGCGCTTAGTTTCTTGATGTTGTCATGCTTGTTATTTCTCCTTATCGCTTAAACTCCTATTTAAATCTCGTTTAGAAAGGGCGAACTTTCTTATTGATTAGACATACATTATAAAGAACCAAAAAACATTCGCCTCCTTATAGCACAAGTAAGCCTCTTACCTTTTTTGGTGAGGGTTTTCTTGTTTTAATTATCATTTCCAATACTGATACCACTTTTAAATGCCCTCTCTTTGATAAGATGGGCGTTTAATTTCTTGGTGTTGCCATGATTTTTATCTTTCTTTTGGGCGAATTTTTCTCATTTATTCGAATATATATAAAGGGCATACTTTCTTACTTCCCACGGAAATAAGTCCTTACCGAAAGGTAAGGGCTTATTTACATGAATCACCATTCCGCTCCCAAATAAAAAACACCTTTCTCACATAGAAAGACGTTTTACATCTCTGCTTGTTCAGCTAGATACTCTGCTACGGGAACCCTATACATTTCCGGTAAAGATTCAATTTCTCTACGTCCAGCCTTCACCAGTAAGCCATATACAGGAATCATATATTGTTTAGTCATGTTTATTCTCTCCTTCGAGTTTTTGGATTTTCTTTTCCAACAAAGATATTTTTTCGTCAAACTTCGCTATAGCTTCATAAGCAGCAAGTAACTCCGGTGTAATATTACTCATGTCTTTTTCGTCTCTAATTTGAGAAAGCGGCTTTGCGTTTTGCAGTTCGATATTCATTAATCAAATGCACCTCCGAATCCCTGGAATGAAATAGGTTTTGTAGCCTCTCCTTTTTCAATATGGAATCGAATGTCAATGCCCCATTTGTCGGCTGTTTTCTTATCATTTGTATACAGATACCCACGTCCAAGCTTCACAACTAATGTGCAATCTTCCCAGGTAGGGGATTCATCAAAAGCGTTGTTGCACGTTTCTACCTTCACGATAGTTCCAAATGGAATAACCCAATCTGGAGTAATCAACACACGTTTGGCAGCAATATCTGTTGTAAATGGTACGGCAAGCCCGTCAATTACAATTTTATTTTCGAATCTCTTGAATGTGTAAGATCGAGTGTATGTCATGCCTTGCTTGTCAGTAGCTGTAACCGCAAGTGTGTGTACTACATCAGGCTGTAGAGTGAGCCATATATCAGGTGGAATTGTAGCCGCTTCTTCTTTACCTGCTACTCCTGGAAACGAACGGATCACAGTTCCATTTATCTTTTCAACAACGGTGAAACTGTCGCCTTCTGGATCGGTAACGCTATACGTTTCAGAAGGGGCTGCCTCAATTATTCCTAAGTCCTTATTCTGACTAGTAATAACGGGGGGTCGATTGTGAACGACTCGGAATTTCCGTGTAAACTCAGTTGATTTACCGCCTTGATCGTCTTCTGCCCATATTGTTAGCGTATGGTCGATGTTTTCTGCTAAATCCAAACCCACGATATCCGTAGCCCCATCATAAAGACGTTTGTTCTTAAATGTTAAGGTCTTGGCAAAAGAAATAGGCGTGCTACCGTTGGATACTCCCGATTGCAACGCCCTTACTGTCCCTTTATTGATTTTGTATTTTACTGTAACCACGTTATCTTTGTCGATATCAGACGCATTTCCTTGGATGCTTAATATTTCATTTTCCGCAAGCTTTTGATTGTCGATTGGAGAGGATAGGTTCAATGTTGGATTAGAGTTATCGGAATACTCAATAGTTACTGCATACCGATAGTAATTGGTATAGCTTCTTGTATCATACCCAGGTTTCGTGACAGTGCCACTATAATACTGTGTGTAACTATAAACTGCGGTGGATAGTCTTGTAACCGTACCAGAATACGTTGCCGTTGCTGTCGTACTCCAGTATTCATCTGGATTCCGGCCAGAACGGGTGCAGGCTCCGAAAGATAGTTTATACATAATTTCTCCTCCTTATTTTTTAATGTGTTGCTAATTTTGCGTTCGGATCATGATATACAGCTAAACGGTCGACGATTTTCTTACTAGAAGAATTTAATCCTTTAATTGTGACTTTGTTATGACCCTCATAATATTTCAAAACTACTTTATCTATAGCACCTACAGCAGAATCATCCCAAATATGGGCTTTGGAAAAATCTATAATAATGGCGCAATTTTGAACTGAGAAATCAAAGGATTCGATAAAACCTTCAACGGATGCGAAGAATAATTGTCCTTTGACTTCAAAAATCGTAGCTTGATTTTCTTGTCGTTTATTGATCTCCAGCTTCGAAATTTTAGCAACAAAGAATATAGCACTTAATAGAACTCCTGCTATCACACCTTTTGATAAATCATGTGTTGCAACTACAATGATAACGGTAACTAGCATTACAGCAGCATCACTCTTTGGTGCCTTTCTTACGTATGAGAAAGAAGACCAATCAAAAGTGCCAATGGATACCATAATCATGATTCCAACTAAAACAGGCATTGGAATTTGTACAACCAAATCACCTAAAACCATAATTAGAAAGATTAAAAAGAGTCCTGCCACAAGAGTAGATAGTCTTCCTCTGCCCCCTGATTTTACATTAATTACTGACTGCCCGATCATAGCACAACCAGCCATTCCTCCAAAGAAACCATTAATAATATTAGCTATCCCTTGACCTCTTGATTCTCTATTCTTATTGCTTGCTGTACCTGTCATATCATCTACAATTGACGCTGTAAGTAAAGTCTCTAATAATCCAACAATAGCTAATGCAATAGAATATGGAAAAATAATTCTTAATGTTTCAAACGTTAGGGGAACGTCAGGAATCAAAAAGACAGGAAGCGTTTTTGTAATAGCTCCCAAGTCGCCAACTGTACGTAAGTCTGAATGGGTAAAAATCGAAATAGCTGTTAATGTAATAATAGCTATCAACGGTGCCGGAATTGACTTAATAAATCTAGGTAATACATACACAATTATTAGAGTAATAGCTACAAAAAGATAGGTCATCATAGAAATACCTATAAAATGGGGAACTTGAGCCATAAAGATTAAAATGGCTAAAGAATTCACAAACCCAATCATGACAGCTCGTGGAATAAATTTCATTACTTTGGCAATCTTACATATTCCAAATATCACTTGAATGATACCTGTTAATATGGTTGCAGCTAATAAATAATGTAGCCCATGTTCTTTAACCAGTGGAACCATTAATAAAGCCATAGCTCCAGTAGCAGCCGAAATCATTCCAGGACGACCGCCTACAAACGCAATAATTACGGCAATACAAAAAGATGCATATAAACCAACCATTGGGTCGACACCTGCTATAATTGAAAAGGCAATCGCTTCAGGAATTAATGCTAACGCTACAACAATTCCAGCAAGTACATCAGCTCTCACATTTGAAAACCATTCTTTTTTTATTTTCTCTCCCACTATTTATACTCCTTACTTTCATTTTTTTAACTTTACCTTGGGATAAAGTCATTTTAAACTGAGCAAATACAGTCTAACATGATTTTTCCCAAAAATGAACCTTTTTAGGAAAAAATAAATCCAGTCTTTATGGTATGATGATAATAAAGAATGTTTACGGTCAGGAGAGTTAGCTATGTTAGTGGGTTATATGAGACCTTATCAAGAAGACTTAAACTTCCAGAAACAATTTGACGCCTTAAAAGAATATCAATGTGATGTAATCATAACTGAAGAACATTCATCAGCAAAAAAAAGAAAAGAACTTAAGAATTTGATTGATAATCTAAAAGAAGGTGACAAAATAGTAGTTACTAAGCTTTTTGTTTTCGCTGATTCTACACGTCATCTAGTTGAGCTTTTAGATATTCTTGAAATGAAAGGGGCCTATCTTCATTCTCTCAATGAAAATATTGATACAAGTAATACAAATGGTTGCTACTTCAGTGAAATTGTAAAGTACCTTGTTGAATTTCAAAGTGACGTTATAAGTGAGAAAACAAAACAAGGGATAACCGATGCAAAGCAAAAGGGAGTTTCCACTGGTAGACCGAGAAAACCCGATGAAAATGTGCAGCGTGCAATTAATATGTATCAAAGTAAAAGATATAGTTTAGCTGAAATAAAAAATGAAACAGGTATTAGTAAGTCTACTTTGTATAGGTACCTAGAAAGATAAACTTAATAGTGTACCAAAATCAGGGAGGGGACTATATGAGTATTTTTCATAACGGTAGGTTAATATCATTTCCTCGATTTCCTACATAATCAACTAATCATTTTGGTTAATAGTATTTTCATTTAATACTAGTCCATTCTTTTCACTAAAACCTCTACATTTTTCCAAAGGAAATTCTACCTTAAAAACTAAAGTCCCCTGATAAGATATGGGCATTTAAATCCGCTTTCGGGTCGATCCGATCCGTAGACTTAGACTTGTCCAGCATAATATTTTCCTGGGCATCCATCTTGGTTACTGCGTTTCCAATTGACCATTCTAGAACAGGGTTCTTGTCGTGTAAAACCTTCTTTTCCAAAACCATTTCTCTAAAATTCTTTGTTGGTTCTGATAGAGTACGCACCCCTTGCCTAATTTCAATCATGGTATAGCCTTCTGCTTCCATATCAGCAGCGAATTGAGTGGCATTGTATGGATCGTAACAAATTTCTTTGATTTTCCATTCCTTTTCGCGCTCCATGCGCTGAATATACGCCTTAATAAACGTTTAATCCACAACAGCCCCAGGAGTAGCCGTTACCCACCCTTGCTGGATATATAGATCGTAGGGGAATCTATCTGTTTTTCGTTTTACCACCAATGTATCTTCTGGTATAAAGGAATGATTCAGGATAGCAATTCGGCCATCTTTTAGATCAAATTCAAACGACACACTTGTTAAGTCAATTTTTTTAGACAAGTCAATGCCAACCGTACATTCAAATTCAGCAAGATTAGGGAGTTCATTAACGCCACATTTGGCCCAAGCCTCTAGTGACATATACCCGTTTTCTTTTTGATCTACCCAGCGATTCATATTTTTGGTTAAGTAGTTTCGTATCTTCTCCGGTACGTCTAAAGCAGTTTTAAGATCACCACGTAAATAAGCCATACCCTCGTCATATGAACATAAGATTGGGTTGGCTTTTATCCAGACAGATTCATCCTTGATATCATCGTCCTTGTCAAGCTCGTTGACCATTACGAAATATTCATCATTTTCTATGGATGAATGAGGATCAAGGATACGCGAAATATACTTGTATTCCACACTATAGCAAGGGTGGTGCAGGTTGAATCCTGCTGTTGTAATAATCATCATTAACGGTTGACTGCGTGCTCCCATACCAGATACTAATACATCGTAGATTTCAGACGTAGGGTGTGCGTGATACTCGTCAATGATGCCAGCTTGTACGTTAAAACCGTCACCCGTTTTCCCTGCATCCTTTGATAGAGCAGCGATAAAAGATTCACTTTTGAGATGCTGTATTTTTCCGTAGGCTACTTTAAACTTACCTTTTAGATCGGGGCAACCATCAATTTGCGTTCGTGATTCATTCCAAACAATTTTACTTTGCTCGGCTTTGGTAGCTCCGATGTAAACCTCTGACATGTTTTCACCGAAAGCAGAGGACTCATAGCTGGCTACAGCTCCCAAAGATTGCGATTTAGCATTTTTCCTACCTACCTGCCAATACGCTTTCCGAAAGCGCCGTAGACCTGTATCCTTATGCACCCATCCATAAATGTTCCCGAAGACAAACACCTGGATTTCATGAGGGGTTATTCGTTTACCAGCTAGTTTCCCTTTTGTGTGCCGGAATAAAGACATCCAATATAAAAAACGATGTGCTTTTTCCTCGTCAAAAATATAAGGAAAATGTTCCGTCCCCTCATTCTTGATATCATCCAGGAAACGGCTACACGCCCATTTGTGCTTCTCACAAGCAACTATCTCACCAGCTACGACATCAAGGCTATAGTCAATTAGATATTGTTTGATCATAAATCACCAAACGTCTTTTCAACCTCGCTAGGCTCCTGCTTCTCCTGTTTCGGTATTACAAGTTTGCATCGAGAAGCAATAGTAAGGCCCAGGTCACTTGCTGCTAATCTACATTGCTTAAATAATTTATCCTGTTAATCAATAAATCTGAATAAGCTGCGTTTGCTTCCTCCCATTCGTTCATGTCAATTACAGCACCGTCTTTATCATGAATTGCTTGTTTGCGCTGTACTGTCAATTCCGTTTCTAGCAAAGCATCTGTGACTTTTATATACATCTTTCGGGCATATAAAAAGCGAGCCAATGCATCTACATCAAGATTAGTCATGATGCCGATTTGCAGCAGCTCGCTTGCAATCTTTTTAAATTCTTTTTTCAGGTCTTTCGGTAGGTAGTTAGGGGGCTTAACTTTGTCATTTGCCGCCTTTATTTCTTGGGCTTTACGCTGTTCTATTTCAGCTTTTGTTAGGTTTTTCTTTCCCTTGTAGAGCAGCAAGTCAACTGGTTGCCTTGGTCTAGCCATTCCCTCACCCCCTCTCATTTCTGAAAATCCATTTAGGGAACTTTTTTTACAGAAGACTGACACGCGGTCTAAAGGCGGCACTGTGCAGGTTTTTGATACCCCCTCCCCCAATACCTTCATTCACTTTTAAAAACTCACCTTACCCACTTTCTGTGTCTCTGTGAACGTCTTAACTTGTCCCTCATCTGTTCCGATAGTCTTCTAAGCTCTTTAAGCCATATAAACAACCTTAAACCAATAACGTTAAATTGCTTATAGGACTGAGATTTGGAATATTTTAAAATGACTTTTGATCGAAAATCAATAATAGGCATATAACTAGGTACTATCGCCTAGAATCCTCATAAAATAAATTGTTTGAAAAATTAATACAATGGAGGAATTGTCGAGATGTTTTATTACGGAAATAACCAGTGTCATTATCCAACTACCGATTTTAGTCAACAAATGAGTGTCCCAATACAAGGAATGCCTGTCCAATCCCAGTTTTTTAACACCCAACAAACCACGTATCTAAATCCTTATCAATTTCAATCTCAAAACTTCAGCAATCCTTATGTTCCTATCAACCCACATTACATCCCTCAATATGATTTTCGAGGTTCTTATCCCTTAAATGTTTACTGGCGATCCCCTCATTCCTACTTGTATCCCAACGATCCGATTGACACCTATCCCTCGAACAAAACGGCCTACTATCATAGAGAAATTGATCCCACTCTTCAAAACCTTGGCAATAGTAGGTTTAAAAATTGGTATCTTGATATAGACGGTAACACTGGTGCTCTCATGTTGTCGGAACAATTGGTGAGTGGTGCATACTGGAAACTGAACGATTACGGTAATGGTGTCGTAAGTCTTCAAAACCTTGGCAATAGTAGGTTTAGAAATTGGTATCTTGATATAGACGGTAACACTGGTGCTCTCATGTTGTCGGAACGATTGGTGAGTGGTGCATTCTGGAAACTGAACGATTACGGTAATGGTGTCGTAAGTCTTCAAAACCTTGGCAATAGTAGGTTTAAAAATTGGTATCTTGATATAGACGGTAACACTGGTGCTCTCATGTTGTCGGAACAATTGGTGAGTGGTGCATTCTGGAGACTAAGTACTACTGAAACCACACCACAACCTGAGATGACTACATTAACTAAAACTATCGCTTCATTTCACTACCCCGCTCCTACACCACGAAATCCATTTGGAACAAAATTATACCGTGTTTATCTTGAAGTCACGGTTCCGAAAAGCATAGCTAATACTGCACAAGCTGCTTTGGATAGGTGTATGGAAGTCGCAAAAGCAGCAGCATATTATGTTATTTTACCTTTCCTTACCCCTGCAACTATGAGTGGATTACCAGCAGCAATCCCAGGAGCCCTAGCAGCAGCTATCAAAGCTTTTGGAGTTTGTGTTGCTAGCGAACCTAGACTTTATCCCCATGCAAATAGAATTAAAGTGGACATCAAATCGAATAGAGATGCCTAAGTAAATTTATTGCTATTCAAATTAATTAATAAAAATAGCTAAAATACAAATTCATACTATAATACCTTTCTATAAACAATGTCCACTTTTCAAAGATGGACATTGTTATTTTTTATAAAGTTTGTTATTGAACTATTCTGCTCGTTGACTTAACAACTGTTTCTTTACTTCACTAGATACCTTCTATTGGATGAATCATGTCTCGAAATGAATTGATAGATCATCTCCAAGCGCCTCTATCTTCTCTAGCAGTCTTCCGGTTATGACATGTCTCACATAATGGCTGCCAGTTGTTCCGATCCCAAAACAGCGTTTTATCTCCCTTGTGTGCAACAATATGGTCAACTACTGTAGCACCAGTGAGTAAGCCTTTATCAAAACAATGTTTGCAGAGTGGATACTTTCTTAAAAATCCTATTCTTGCTTTTCTCCACTTGGCATCGTAGCCACGTTGCGTAGATGATCCACGTTCCCTATCATACTGCTGGACTTGTTTCTTTTGATGCAAAGGGCAATATGCTTCTCTTGTTAGTGTTGGGCATCTGGAATGCAGACAGGTCTTTAATGGTTTGCTAGGCATTGTTTCACCTTCCTTGTTTACTAGAAAAAATATCTATCAAAATGACCTATATATATTTATTTCTTTTCTTTTGTGTACTTATTGCAGACATCATGCAGCAAAAACTAGGGTTACTGTTACAGAAATAAAGGTTATTGCTTACAGAAACTTAACTGGTTAAAATACCCATTTCCTGAAAATTAGTTATTGTAAACAAAAACCCCTATTAATGTTACAGAAACTACAGTTCAATCAGAGTTATTGCGACATGATGTAAACAATATGTACACGGTTTTTTTCAACTTTTTCCTGTATGATAAGTATAAAAAAACACCAACTAAGGTGCTTTTTTAATGTAAAGAGTAAAAGTAATTTAATCATTTAAAATAAACATCCCGTTCCACAATTATTTGAAGTGGGACGGGATATCTTTATGTTTTTTATTCTGATAGAGTCATCATCTTAGGTAGTCGACAGAAATTTTAAGTTATCTTCCCCATATCTCGATAAGAAATGATTTTTCAAATTTTCCATTGTAATATTCATGTAGGATTCCTCCCGTAGCATCCTTTGAGGCTTTTAAATACCATGTTCCACCAATTTTCTCAACACTTAATCCCTTACCTGTAACCGTATAAGAAGTGAATGGTGAAGAATACAATGATACCCTCCCGTCACTAGGTACACCTAGATTTGGTTGAATCTTTAATACTTGAGAATTTGTTTCTTTTGCAGTATTAATCTCAGTAGCTGCAAAAGTAGGAACAGCTAAAGCACCAGTAAGAACCGCGAAAGTAGATAAAGATGCTAACAGTTTCTTCACAACAAATCACCTCAAAATTTATTTGGTAATATTTACCATGAATTCATGTTACCATCCTTCCATTTATAAGTAAACTGCCTTTTGGTAATTATTTCAATTTTCTATTCCTTTTTCTGTACTAAGAAATTAAAATAACCACCAGCAGGTGATTAGCCTTTAAATCTCATGATATAAATTTACACCATCTAAAACCTAATACCACACGATTAAAACTAATTTTTTTCATATTATTTCCTGTTATATTTTATTTGATTTTTTCTCTATTAACCTCTATACCCTTTGTTACTTTGGTTCCTCATTCCTCCTTCCTAATTCTCTTTCCTTATATAGATAGTGTTTCTGCAATCACTTGTTTAAAAATAGCTATTGACTGCCATGCTCCAATTTGAGTCACTGGGAACGGCTTTGTCAGGAACAGCAGACAGAAAACACCTACCTGCACCCGTAAATAAAAATATACAAGTACAAGAGTCAGTGTCATCGGTTTACAGTAGTGAGATATGCCTACCCATAGTCCATCACCTACAAAAAAGCTATCGGAGATAACTAACTCTTACAATTTTAAATAGAAGAAATAAGTTTCTATACCCTTATAAAAAATACCGCCTCTACAGTAAAAAGGCGGTATTACTACGTTTAAGGTTATTTTTCTTTTTAGTTAATTACGTAACTCTCATACTACCGCTCGTATCCATCATCGCTATAATTACAGCATTGGAATGAGGCTTCACAATCTCTTCCCAGGTTTTAAAGCGCAAATCTTCCATAGAAATTCCTAGTTCCAGATCAGTATACCCAGCTAATGCATTCCGACGAATGGCAGACAGTAAGGTACGTTTTTTATCAATATTCCCCATCAAACCTTTTTTTCGAACATCATTAAATTGAATATCTTCTATGGTAATTTTCTGTTCATCTTTTGTTTGAAGGTTGGGTAACTCTAACTCTGAAAACAGCATCTCCTGTAATTCTTCACCTGTAATCTCAGCTTCATAATAATCATCACCAGGTTGATCCCCGGCTCCTTGCCCCTGACCAGCACTAGCGTCAGCCGTGTCACCGTCTTTAGCTATAACATCTCCTACCTTGGAGTCACCTTTACCTTGGCCTGTATGCTGTCCTTTATTAAAATTGTAACGAAAGCGATACTCATCCAGCGATCTGATTGGTATTTTAATAATGTCTCGACCATTCGACATTATGATATTTTCTTCGCTTACTAAATCAGACAGGTTTCTCTTGATCGCCTCCTTTACCTTTTCCTGATGTCTGCTCTGGTCCTGATGACCTTTTCTATGCAGAGACCAGTCTTCTTTGGAGACGATAAACGAGGAATCGTTCATCAAGCTCCCCCCTATCGATTCAGCAAACTACCTACGTAACGCAGCAGTTCATTTGCTGAAATTGGCGTATATCCGTGTTCTTCTACTAAGCGACGTGTTACCTCATTGATTTTTTTCAATTGGTGCTCATCTGGCGTTTTTGTGGAGGTTGTTATTTTGACCACATCTTTTAAATCTGCAAATAATTTTTTCTCAATCGCTTCACGTAGGCGATCATGCGTGTTGTAGTCAAACCGCTTTCCTTTACGCGCATAAGCTGATATCCGAATAAGAATCTCTTCACGAAATGCACGCTTGGCATTTTCAGAAATACCGATTTGCTCTTCAATAGATCTCATGAGGCGCTCATCTGGTTCCAATTCCTCACCTGTTACTGGATCACGCAAGCGGTTAGAATTGCAATACGCCTCAACATTATCCAAGTAATTATCCATCATCGTTTTCGCTGATTCCTCATAGCTGTATACAAATGCCTTCTGGACTTCTTTTTTTGCAATTTCATCATACTCTTTACGCGCAATTGAGATGAAATTTAAATAACGCTCTCGCTGTTCCTTACTAATGGAAGCATGCTGATCGAGTCCTTCTTTTAACGCCCGCAAAATATCCAAAGCATTTATAGATTCCGTATCACGGCGTATGAGTGCACTGGAGATCCTATTAATGACATAACGAGGATCAACCCCAAACATTCCTTCATCTGTATACTCATTCCGTAATTCCTCGAGATCTGATCCTTTGAAACCCTCAACGGATTCTCCATTGTACAAACGCAATTTTTTTAAAAGATCGGCACCTTGTTTTTTGGACTCTTTTAAACGAGTTAAAATGGAAAAAATAGCCGCTGTATATAACGCATGTGGAGCAATATGAACATGACCTAAATCAGATTGCTTAATTAATTTATCATAAATTTTCTCTTCTTCTTTCACCCGAAGATTATACGGTACTGGCATAACAATCATTCTAGACTGTAATGCTTCATTTTTTTTATTTCCGATAAAGGTTTTATATTCTGTTTCGTTTGTGTGAGCAATTATCAGCTCATCAATTATAACCTCATATACCTAAAAGGAGAGGGGGGATAGTTACCGCATTTCTGATAAGAAATAAAAAAGAAGAGGCTCCTAATGGGATGCCTCTTTTTTTATTTTGGCTGATTCAACCAAGATACTTGCTATTTCTCTGTGTAGTTGAACCCATTCTTCTCGTGTTGGTCTTTTTTTAGGAGCTATAACACCAATCCTGCCATGTTTGCCATCAATCCATAGCGTAACCTGTTCATCGAGATTTTTTATAACTGGCGGATTTACTGATTTAACAGTATGCATCTAACTCCCCCTTTTTTTCTAGTTGTATATCTTATTCAAATCGCCATCATAACTTAACCCCTATAATGAAGAACTTTTTTCGACTTGGATATTTAATACCATAGCTAGTTTGCGGAATGCTTTCTTTCGAATTTTTCTATAGGTATCCTTACTAATAGGGGGGTCAAACTTAAAATTATATACATTGTAATCAGTAATATACTCTGCTTCTCTACACATGTACCTTTCTTCTATTAAAAAACGTTCCTTGCGTGGCAAGTTATTTACTGCTCGTTCCACTAAACTACAATAGGCCTTTCTTGCGTTCATAGTATCAACATTGTGTATTGCTATAGAAGCTGTTTGGTCACTGGTTACATTCGTTGGCCCATGGAACCTTTCTGTATATCCTGCTGTGGTACTTGCTTCTCGCTCTTCAAACATCAAATATTTATTTAACCGATATTGTTCAAATGCAGACTCTACAGCCCTATGAGTTTCTTTCTGATCTATTTCTGCAAAAAAACTCATCTGCATCATATCTCCCCTTAATGCTTGGATTGAAAGATTTTGCCCCTGCTGCTAACAGGGGCCAGGAACAATTTAGAATGGTAAATCATCGTCATTTTCATTATTAGGGGAATCTGTCACAGGTTCCTTTTGTTCCGTTTCTTCTAGCGGTTCCTTTTCTTTATTGTCTTGAGCTTCTTTTGCCTTGTTAAACTCGTCTATTGGAGTAGGAACATCTTCAATGGTCAATTGCTCTTCCGTTACCTCAACGTTTCCTCCCGTATCTACGTTGTACCAAATGCCTTCATGTACGTTTGATTCACTTTCATAATCGTAAATATCGAGTTGATCGCTTGAAATATCCAGGAACACAATATTGCCTTTTAATTTATGCAAGCTTACAATTTGTGCGTCTGTCAGATCGCCTTTAATCTCAAATTTCAAAATGTCCTTTTTTGAACCTGCATTAAAATCAAGGAAGGTAGCTTTAACTAATGTTTTCATAGATCGTTCTCTCCTTAGTTGGTTTATTTTTTATTTAAAAGGCGTAGTTTGTACTTTCTTACAGACTCACGATATTGATGAAGGGCAATTCTAGCTAACACATAAGCGTCAATAACGTTGTCACTAGGATGGCTATATCCGAACATCTCCTCGACAGCTACAGCCACCGCATCTTTTTTTGCCTTACCTTGTAAGCGGACTTTACTACCTTTTTCCCCAGTCCATCCCGTAACGCCGACAAAACTTTTTACAGTATTAGGAGCTATGTCTTTATAGTCGATTCCGAGTTTATCAGTGCCATTCGGATTCCCCAACCGATCCCACCGTTTTGTACAGCTTGCTGTGAGGCGTACCCGAATCCCTCAATGCAAATTAAGTCGCATGGGTGAATGTGGCACATTAAATCTTCAATCATGGTTCGCATGCGGTAGGGGTCTTTGTTACCAGCTCCAGTAATCTCCTTAGCTCGCAATACTTTTCCTTGCCCATCTAATGCAACAAATCCGGTCTTTGTTGATGGGTCAATTCCGACAAATCTCATTATTTTATCTCCCATATTCTGTGTTATAGTTCAAATTTAATTGAACAATTCTTTTTAGTTATGCCTTTATTAATTGTTATCAGCTATTTCATGCAAGGTGGTCTACCGCCACCTATAGCGTGTATATTCGTTCTGCCAACTGAATTTGAAAGAGTAACAAAATCACTCACTTTCTTGTGAATCATTAAATCATTTCGCCACGGATGATTTTTTCTAGGTTTATGGGCCTTTTTAGGATTTATTGACAAGTTAATCCTCCTATTCATTTAGCCAGTCGGATAAGTTAACTTTTTGTACTTGCTCTTTTGGATAAAGTAGCTTATCTAGGTCGCGTTTCCGATATTCGATAACCCTCTCACTTACATAGTCGTACTTGGCAATCAGCTCGGCTTTTGACTTCTCATCCATTAGGGGGTGTTCTATTTGATAGGCCTTTTCCACTAGCCATTCAACCGATCTCATAAACTGCTCATCATTTTTTATTTTTCTTACCACTGCTGCCGCCCCCTGTTAAGTTGGGAAGCCACGTAAAGCGCTGTATCCATCCCTTGAATAAGAGTCTAAAGTCATTTACTCCTGTATCCCGTCCTTTAGCTATAAAGGATTGTATGACCTTACCGCCAGTATCTACATCGTTTGGATCGTGCCAAAGAAACTCCACAACATCTGCATCCTGCTCTATGCTGCTTGATTCTTTTAGATGGGACAATTGGGGCTTAACTGCACTTTCTGAATCCCTTGTCATTTGTGATAGCATGATAAAGCAACAATCTAATTCCCTTGCTATCCGTTTTGCTGTTGTTGTTACACGTCCAATAGCCTGATCTCTACGTTCCCCGTTTTTCTGAGGAATAGACATAATTTGTAGATAATCAACTGCAACGGCGGCAAGCTTGCCGCCCCTTCGAACAAAATTTTTAGCGATCGAATATACTTCATCAATCGTAACTCCCGAACTATCTTGGACGAAAATTGGTAGTTTTTCTAAGTAGTTATAAGCCAAAGTTATTTTCTCTTTGTCGCCTGGTTCAAATTTTTTGCTAATGAAACGTTTATAGTTAATTTCACATGTACTTGAAACTAATCTGTCCATAATTTGTGTACGTCCCATTTCTTGTGACCAAAGAAAAACAGCACCTTTTCCTTCTCCCGCTATGTTTTGTAACATCTGTAATAACTTAGCTGTTTTACCTGCCGATGGACGACCTGCAAGGACGTAAAGCCACCCTCTACGTACACCGCCAGCCCAATCCTCAAAGCCTATGAATCCACTTTTCAGGGAATCCGGTTCCTTGGAAAGATGTTCAAAATATTCCTCTCGAAAATCTTTGACATGCTGCATCTTTCCTGTGTCATTTGGTCTAAGATTAGACAAAACCGACTCTACCGCAGAGTAATATTCCTCGTCTGACTCGAAATTTTCTTCTGATAGTAGCAATGCTTCGTTTAACGCCTGTTTACCCCTTCTTCGAATCGCTTTCGATTTAAGGAGCTTGGCATAATGTTTTACATTAGCAGCGCTAGGGCAAGCTCCAGCAAGCTCCGTGATATAGGTTACAAAATTGGGGTCGGCTAATTTGTTTAAATTGAGATATTCTGTAGTAACGGTAACTATATCAATTGGAATGCTGTTTGAATCCATATAACGCATAACTTCAAAAAGTTTCTGGTGACTATCTATTGAAAAATCGCGTGGTTCTAGGAAAGTGATTTCATCTAATGCACTTTGCTTTAGAAGAACTGCCCCTAATATACTTTCTTCAGCCATGATATCAACTTTTGTATCATTCCCATTCAAATTCATCAGGATTGTTCCCCCTTTGTATCCATTGTTGCAATGCAGTTTCTTTATCTAAAGTTACTGTACTTTTATAAACACCTTGGGTTGTTTGCATAAGATGATCTTTCCATTATGTAAGACAGATATTAACCTTTATGACTGGACTCCCTCTAATGGAAGCCCCTGTAAAGTATCAGATCAAGTTGTTACGTATTATTCCGACACAGAATGGCAAAAAAAAGAGAACTCTGATCCGTATAAAAACGAAAAAGAGTTCTTGGCGAATATTGATCTTTCCGATGAAGACCTACGAAAAAAATTTAAAGTAGTGATGGATGGTCGGGAATTGACTGAGAAGGAATGGAAAAAGTTAGTTGCATTCCTCCGTCTTGAACGTGATCTTGATTAATACTAGGTGTAACATCATTTATCACATTCCGTAAATTGATCTTTATTACATCTGTCAATTTATTAATATCTACTACAATCTCGCGATCATGTACCATTGATCAATCCACCATCCTATTACTTTTTGTTTATATTCATAGTTGTTAAATGTTGTTAAACTATTATAACACAAAACAGGAACGATTGTTCTGATTTCATAAATAAAATATTAACCTCAGAAATATATTAAGCAAGGAGAACAGCTTATAAATTGACATTCTACAAGCCCTATACAATGATCATATAAAACACCTTTCAATTTTTTTACAGGCATGAAAGGTGTTTTATTTTTTATAAAGATATTTTCAGAGAACAATTACATAATTTTATTCGTATTTACATAATTATACATTCGAGTTAGAATGTTAAGAAATATCATGTTTTATTAATTTAGGAAGGGGAATATCTTAACATGGCTGAAAGTTTAACTTTCACAACGTTGGGGGAACTGATTAAAGGAAAAAGATTAGCTTTAGGAATGAGCTTATCAGAATTAGGAAGATTAACCGGGGTTAGCAAAGGTGTAATATCAAAAATCGAATGCTCTGATACTAAGCGTCCAGAGTTACGTACTTTAAAACCCATCGCAGATGTTTTAAAAATAACTTATGAAGACATTATTGATCGTTATGTTGATGTGCAATTACGTGATGATGTCTTAGAGGAATTTTTAGCGGAAGCTATTGAAATTGCAAATACTTCATTACTTTCAAAAGTAGCTAAAAAATTCCTTGAGAACCCAAAGAAAGATACGTACACCTTATTAGAAGAGTTGTATAACCTAACAGCTCCTCTTAAAGACAATGAAGTGAGACTATCACTTTACAATACCATTATTAAGTACGCTAGGACATACGGGATATCTCTATACATAGCTAAAGGGTTATATCAAAAGTATATGATCGAGAGAGAAGATTTGAAACATTTAGAGGAATCATTTAAAGTTGGCGAAGAAAGTTTACATTATGTTGATTTTCTTTCCCAAGAAGAAAGAATTACTCTTTACTATAGAATGGCACTACATGCACATAATATAAAAAAATACAGTGATTGCATTAAAATAGCTCAAATTGGATTTGAAGAGGATACAACAATGAGCGGATTAAGAGAACGTGTAGCATTAGCTGTATGTAATTCATTTATGAATTTAGGCGATTATGCTACTTTGGAAGATCATCTTATCTTATTTGAAAAAACGGGTTACAAATTTATTATAGAACGCAAAAAATTTTTCCTCGCGATCATCCTTTCTCGAACAGGAAAAGTAATTGAAGCTATACCATTACTTAGGCAATGTTTGAATGAGGCAACAAAAAGCAACTTACTTCACAGAATAAATGAACTTTTAGAAGCTTTATTCAGAATTAATGATCTTGATTCAATTGGAAAAATTATTGAATCAGAAGAAAAAAAGCTAACATTTCAAGAAATAACTCCTTATCAAGCGTCAGAACTAGGGCAATATTTTAAACTAAAAGGTAATTATCTTATTAAACGTGGACTTTTCGATGAAGGAATGGAGGCTTTTCTACAGAGTATTAATTATTATGGAAAAATCAGTTCGTTCGAAGATATCGCTAAATGTACAGATGGAATTTTTTCTTACCATTGCTCATATAAAAAAGTAATGACATTGGAACTGTTAGGAAAAATCAACCACGTGTATAATACATTTATCACCAGAAATAATCAGGGGGTAGAGTTATGAAAAAGTTCATTTCATCAGCATTTATAATTTTTGCAATTGCAAGTTTTTCTCTGCATTCTATGGAAATCATTCCTACAAAACATGGGTTTTCTTCTTTGCAGATTAATAACATAAAAACATACAGAGATGATCCTGGGCATTAAATTAAAGCGCTATTAATAAGCGTTTTTTTTTTTTTGAACATTAAGGAATAGTTTGTCAAATTTTGTTGAGCGTTTCAATTTTTTTCTATTTTGTAGAAAAAACAATACGGTTGGTAAAATATTGAACAGGAGGAAGAAAGGAGGGGGTTAAATTGTTTTTTTAAAATTCAAAAGGACGTTCCCCTAGCCACCAAACTAACTGGAACGCCCCACATCATGAATAACAAAAATTGTTATTCGGATTAATTGTATCACTCAAATAAAGGAATGTGAAATGGAAAATACCCAATCGAAAGATGATCTACAGAAGCTTATAGAAATCCTCCGTCAAGAATTAGCACAATTGTATTTCAAAAAAGGCTCGTTAGTACACCCAGCCGTACTACAAATGAGTCAGCAACTAGATGAGTACATTGTAATGTTTGAGAAGCTTAGATACTAGTTGGTCGATATGAATAAGCTGTACGGGAAACTTTACAAAGCCCATTAGGAGGAATAATTAAAAGCCGTTTTTCAGCTATTCACTAAAGACCTCCTAGGAGGTTTACAACTTGTTAATATGAGACAATTCATTTCCTTTAGTTGAAAATAAAATCTCTAAAGAAAATGAAAAGGAATCAATACCAGACATTGCTTATAATCAAGAACCACCATCAGATAAGATTTACGTTTCGATCAGGTATAGGCGATGCTGGCTAAAAAAATGCTACTCGGATATCGCTACTACAACTCTAATGCTTTAAAAGCCAGAGGATAAGAGGAAATAAAAGGGATTTGATTATGCCTACAGAAAACTGGATTGTAAAATTCAGGTAAATATAATATGATGTAAAGAGAGGAATTAAAATGAAAAAAACATGCAAACTTGTAACTGCTCTATGCTTAACAGGATTCTTAGCAACTTCTCTAACTCCATCAGCAGTATTTGCACAAGAAGATGCTAAAACCTACGTTAATGAACAAGGTTTGAAATTACAAACATTAGAGGTAGATACTGAAGCTCTTTCAATCGTTACTAAAAATTTAAAAACTGTTAGAGAGAATGTATTTTTGGATGAGGATGGTTTTTATCACCTAAAACCTGAGTTAAAAGAGCTACTGGGTGAAGAAGAGTATGAATTCTTTGTAAAATCCAACGAAAAAATTAATCAACTTATTAAAGATGGGATCATTAAAGTTGATGAAGATGGTCAGATTATTAAAAACGCTAGCAAATCGAAAGTAAAAGCTTCCGAAGACGCATATGAGGATTTTGAATATTTTTGGTGGGGTACTCATTATGTTTTTAATAAAAAACAAGCTGATAACTTTCAGCAATCACTAGAGGATGCTGAAGAAGCATATGATTTTTACTCCATTGCTTTAATTATGGTTCCCGAAATATACTACTCGAAACTCCTCTCTCTTACAACTCAATTACTTAGCAAACGCGCTAGTAGCATAGCTAAGAAGATAGATAGAAACAAGACCAAAAAAGGTGTCTATTGTGATTTTGGGTGGGATGGATTTACAACTAATATTTACGGGCGTTAATTAACTGTATTTAAAAGCCGCATATTTGCGGCTTTACTTCATTATTAGGAGGGGTGTTTGGAATGAATGTAACCGCAATGAATATTGGAGTGTTTTTAGTTATTGCAATACTGTTAGTTTCTTTATTTTTTACAAATAGAAAAAATCCAAAAAAATCGTCAGTTAAAATCTATATACTCAACATTATTATTCTGAGTATTATCTTAGGCAACTATTTCTACAACAACTATAGTGGACTTAACTCTATTTTTATACCTATCGTTTATATTCTGGTGATATTATTGAACCTACAGCAAATTATAAGAGGATTAAAAAATAATAACTTGAAATAATTTGTTCCTGATTATCAAACGTCCGAATTTGAGAATTCGGACGTTTTGCAGGTATTAGCTATTATTTATTTTTTCTTATAAGAAAAATTACTTATTCTGCGGCTCTTGTCCACTAGCAACCCTTACCCAATCAGCAAGTTCCCCAAGGTATTTTGCCTGTCTTACAAGTGGATCAAGAATTTTACTTACTATCAAAACATCTCCTCAAATTACGAATGTGCGTTCTTATTTCATTAGATGACGAGGAGATTGCAATGGGTAAAATTACATGTTAAATAAATCTGGTAATCAATAAAAATCTATTTCTTACAATAAAAATAGATTTTTAAAAAAATGTAATACTTTTACATTAACCCCAATATTATGGTGATGTTAAGAGGTAATAACCTAACCATTAAGGAGAGTGATCATTTTGAGAAAAGCTTTAGTTGCTTTAGGAGTACTTGCAATGGTTACAGCTGCAGTTCCAGCATCAGCTTCAACTCAAATCTCTGAACCTAAGGAAATTACAGTAAATGGAACTGTAAATTTTGGACAGCTGGTTACTCATAACGTTGCTGGATGGTCTAGTTCTAGTACAGATTTGTTGGAATTAGGTTCGTATGGTAATTATACAATTGGTATTTATGCATCAAGTGATAATCCTGCTAATCTTACTGATTTAAAGTTCCATGTTAATGGGCAGGACGCGGGATATCTTCAAGCTGGATGGAATTATGTTAATGTTACGGCAGCTTCAGTAACCTTTCAATATTTCAATAAATCGACTTCAACTAAATCCTTCAAAGTTACATACTATAAACTATAAGCATATAGTTCTTTGAAGGTTTCACTAAGGTTATAAAATAGGTTTCCAACAGTTTAGATTTTACTTCTCTGTTGGGAACCTTTTATTATTCACATCCTAAAAATCCCTTTCAGTTTCACAATTTTAATTAATTTTGTACATGGTTAACACTTGATAGCCCTCACTTTTAGTAACCTAATTCCGTTACAAAAATCTCATATAAATCAATTGGTTGCTGACATATTTCGTCAACTAATTTTTATTCTGCGGCTCCTGTCCACTTGCAATCCTTACTCGATCAGACAGCTCCCGTTTTGACATGTCCAGCATGACCAGCATGGCTATCAGGCAGCCAAAGATTATAAAATCACATCATTGCTCACTTTACTGCTACCCTTGTCGAGTCCTTTAGCGAGAAAACAAAAGTTTTGATGAAAAAGGACTCTTCTCTTCCATAAAGCCCTACTAACTTATCAGCATTAAATTCCTTCAGTTTATCCTAAATAACTGATAAAAAAAGGACAAATACCCCTTCTTTGGGATACTTGTCCTAAAAAAACGATCATTATCTAGCCTGTCTTTATTTTTGGACTATCTTCATAATCAAAGTTACGAGCAACGTGGTACACCTAATGCCAGTAGGATGGTTGCTAATTGTGCAGTAATAGGTGTTCTTACTGTAACACCACCAAGTGTGGTGACTAAGAAGAATTGACCATTCACTTCATCAATACAAGTTACTTCTATCATGTTTTCACCTTCTTTCCAAAAGCATGTTACATTTTATGTAAAGAAGGATGAAAACGACATGGACAACCTACTACAACACTAGTCCATTTTGCTCCCTATTCGTAATTCTGTGGCTCTTGTCCACTAGCAAGCCTTACCCGATCAGCCAGCTTCCCAAGATATTTAGCCTGCTCTTTCATCCCCATTGCGTCACTTACTTTCCATTGAGTTTTCAATACCAAAATAATTTCATCTGCAAGCATTCTATCCATAGTTGTTTCCCCCTTCATCATTGCATCCCAAAAGTCTTTTTCCATACAGTTCATATCTATGTTGCCTTTAATACCGGCCACTTTCCCACAATCGGAATACTGGAATACCGCCCAGCGGTCCCATGTAGGATTTAACATAGGTTGGTTTGTATTGTAATGGGCTACCCACAAAGGAAAGCCAGCAAGAGCTTTCCCAAGGTTTCTTTTTGCAAAATAAGCTCCTGTATAAATCATAGGCGTTTTTCCTGTATGGCCCTTAATATGGTTAAGAAACGCGAGACAAAACGTTGTAATCTGTGCAGGTGTTAACCCCTTATCCGTCTCAATGTCAAGCACTAGCGGCATATCACACGGTAGTCCTTTGACCGTTTGTATAAAATGTTCTGCTTGTGCTTGGGCAGATAAATCAGGGTGGGCAAAGTGATAATACCCAACCTTGATTCCGGCTCTATTGGCTCCCTGAGCATTTTCTTTTAGCTTCCTATCTACTAGGCTAGTCCCTTCTGTTGCCTTAATAAAAGCGTACTTCACACCGTCAGATGCAACTTGATTCCAATTGATTTCACCCTGCCATTTAGACACGTCTATACCCTTGATATTGGTTGTATTCTTTGCCTGCATTACTTACCATCTCCTTTATCTTTTAAGACCTCTACAGCCCGTTTAACTACGTCTGGTACTGGTAAGCCGATACGTCCAGCGTTCTCTAAAATGGACAGCAGCTCATTAGCCATATAGAAAAAGATCGTTGCGCTTCGGATCACATGTTGATCCCCTAGACTGGGTAATGTTTATTTAACTATTGTTTAATATTAGGTCTCATTTTAGAAAAAAGGGTTCCTAATTATAGCGAATTGTAGGAATAATAGGTAGTGTTTTATAAGCTACACAACAATTACTACAAGGTCCCTTTATAGGAACAGGTTCCTAATGTCCGCTAATGCTTGTTACGTGATTTTGTTCCATTGCTACACACACCCCATATTTATTACAAAGAGCCTTATAGTTTTTAGAACAAAACTATAAGGCTCTTATAAAGTAATTGTTATTTTACTAATTAATTCTTAAATTTTTCTTACAAACAAGCTTTATTAATTCGTTGCATCAACTTTAGAAATTGAGTTATCTGGAGCTAGATAGAACTCATATATTGGATGTCCGGGATTTTTGATTTTCCATTCAGATTTATTAGATACCTGAACTTTGTCACCTTCAGCAAATGTTTGGCCATTATTTGTTTTTACAGCAACCATTTCACTTTTTCCTTCATTCGTATTGTATTCAACAGCAATCTCACCCTTATATGCATCTATTACTGTTCCAACTATAAAGTTTTGGTTTTGTTTTTCATCAACTTTAGAAATTGAGTTATCTGGAGCTAGATAGTGCTCATTTATTGGATGTCCGGGATATTTGATTTTCCATTCAGATTTATTAGATACCTGAACTTTGTCACCTTCAGCAAATGTTTGGCCATTATTTGTTTTTACAGCAACCATTTCACTTTTTCCTTCATTCGTATTGTATTCAACAGCAATCTCACCCTTATATGCATCTATTACTGTTCCAACTATAAAGTTTTGGTTTTGTTTTTCATCAACTTTAGAAATTGAGTTATCTGGAGCTAGATAGTGCTCATTTATTGGATGTCCGGGATATTTGATTTTCCATTCAGATTTATTAGATACCTGAACTTTGTCACCTTCAGCAAATGTTTGGCCATTATTTGTTTTTACAGCAACCATTTCACTTTTTCCTTCATTCGTATTGTATTCAACAGCAATCTCACCCTTATATGCATCTATTACTGTTCCAACTATAAAGTTTTGGTTTTGTTTTTCATCAACTTTAGAAATTGAGTTATCTGGAGCTAGATAGTGCTCATTTATTGGATGTCCGGGATATTTGATTTTCCATTCAGATTTATTAGATACCTGAACTTTGTCACCTTCAGCAAATGTTTGGCCATTATTTGTTTTTACAACAACCATTTCACTTTTTCCTTCATTCGTATTGTATTCAACAGAAATCTCACCCTTATATACATCTATTACTGTTCCAACTATAAAGTTTTGATTTTGTACTTCACTCATTTTAGAAATAGCACCTTTGGAATTAACATCTGCAAAAGTATTAGATGAGTATGACAGTAATGTTCCTGTAACCAGCGCTGCTGCAATAAATTTACGTTTCATAAAATATACACCCTCTTAGATTTATTACGAGATGGTGAACTACTTGTATCCCCACCTCGTAACCATTATAGTTACATATAGATATTACCGTCAATGAAAAAAACTTACAATTTTGTGAGGTTTTAAACACAAAATTCACATTGACACTTGTGTATATAAGTAACTATAGCTATTAAACCATTATATGCATCATTTCTCGAATGAATTGATAGATTATCTCCAAGCGCCTCTATCTTCTCTAGCAGTCTTCCGGTTATGACACTGCTCACATAATGGCTGCCAGTTGTTCCGATCCCAAAACAGCGTCTTATCTCCCTTGTGTGGAACGATATGGTCAACTACTGTAGCACCAGTGAGTAGGCCTTTATCAAAGCAATGTTTGCAGAGTGGATACTTTCTTAAAAATCCTATTCTTGCTTTTCTCCACTTGGCATCGTAGCCACGTTGCGTAGATGATCCACGTTCCCGGTCATACTGCTGAACTTGTTTCTTTTAATGTAAAGGGCAATAAGCTTCTCTTGTTAGTGTTGGGCATCTGGAATGCAGACAGGTCTTTAATGGTTTGCTAGGCATGGTTTCACCTTCCTTGTTTAATAGAAAAAATATCTATCAAAATGACCTATATATATTTATTTCTTTTCTTTTCTTTTGTGTACTTATTGCATACATCATGCAGCAAAAACTAGAGTTACTGTTACAGAAATGAAGGTTATTGCTTACAGAAACCCAACTGGTTAAAATACCCATTTTCGCCAAATTAGTTATTGTAAACAGAAACCCCTATTAATGTTACAGAAACTACAGTTTAATCAAAGTTATTGCAACATGATGTAAACATTAAGTACAAAAGAAAAAAGCACCGCAATGGGTGCTTAGCTACAACTATTAATTTTTCTTTTTACTACTTTCTACTAGTTTTACTCCTTTAGGTAAATCAAGCGTAAAATCTTTTTCATTAAATGTGGGGTTAAAATTCACTTTGGTTACTGTATACTCTGAAACCTGTGTCCCATTGTTGTCATTAATAGTTTCCTTTAATAGAAAACCCGTTTTTTTATCAACCCACAAATCCGTCAGGTAGACATGAGTCTTTCCTTGGAAAACGTCTTCTTTTTTGCGAGAAAAATGATATACTGGGCGATTCAGGAATGATTCTTCTACAACATTAAAAGTCATCTTACTGTCGGTTTGGCTAGCTTCTTCCTTTAATCTTTTCAGCTTTTGTTTGGTATGATTGATTTCATTATCAGCAATTGCTGTAACTCCTGCTGGATAGAGTACAGCTTCCTTATCCCCCGCCTTATAAGACTTGGATTTACCCCCCTTACTAACGTAATAAGTTATACTATCCTTATCAAATTCCTCTTTACGCAGCTCATTTTTAATCGTATTATCCCAAATTTTACGTTGTATAGTATATGTTTCTTTTTTATTATTCGGCAAAATGTTAGTAGACGTAAAGGCAGTTTCTGAGTATGTGGAAATTGGTTGTTTTTGATTGATTTCAGCTATCGCCTGATCCAGATTCAAGTTTTTCTGTTGAATAGCTGTTACATTCGCTGTTTGAGCTAATGCTTGGGAAAGTGGGGAAACAGCCGAGAGAGCAAGAGTGAACATACTTACGGCTAGAAATACTTGTTTTTTCATGAAATATCAACCTTTCTTTTTCGTATTCCCCTATTTGATCCAGCAAAACAGATTTTATTACACCACATTTTTCGACATTGGTTCTTATTTTTGTAGATAATAAAAAATCATCGCTCTATGTCTTCCCTATTTTTAACATTTAAAAATAGCCACCAGCAGGCGACTAACCTTTAAATCTCATGATATAAATTTACACCATCTAAAACCTAACGATCCAGCAGAGTTATTGAAACATGAACAACATATCTGATTACATATAAAAACCACCCGTCTCAGGTGGTTCGTTCCATTCATATTTTGTTTCCCAAATTATAAACCTACGAGAGTAAATCCCGCTCAATACGTCAAAAGTGTACGATTTTGTCTAAAATGTCCGGTTATGTCTAAAGTGTCAACCTACGCGGCTGTCCCTTCAAATAATGCCTGTGCGATTTTAATAATAATATTCTTCCTAATCTCATATAGACGTTGACGTGAGACTCCTACCATGAATGCTGTTAAATTCATCTTTTCCCCATCAAGCATACATTCTAGTACCGCTTTTTCCTGTACGTCTTGAATTGTTAATGCCGCTTCGTCAATTTGTTTAATTTTCTTTTCTAATTCTTCGAGTCTACGAATCTTTTTGTTATATACTGCTTCTGGAATATTGAGAGTAGATATTTTTAGACCTTTTCCACTCGGCATTCCCGCATCATCGCCATATGAAGCTACTAAACGATTAGATAAACTAGGCGTACTGCTGATAGATCGCTCTAATTCTGTTCGTAGCCATGCAGCCTTGTTGACTAAATAGCGATAACCTTTTATCAATTCTTCCGCTTTTTGAAGCCATTCCATTGCTGGTTCCATATTAGTAATTGCCGATTGTCCATCATGTTGTTGAAGACCTTTTTGCTCAAGCAAGTATTTATCCCATTCTTGACATTTTTCGATCATACCAACGTGACGGTCATGTGTACGGCAAATACTTTTCGCTCCCCAACATGTAGCAGGACATTTTCCACAAACTATTTCAATCAATGATTCTTTATTTAAAATTGTATTCATCTTCCCGTCTCCCTTCACCGTGGTATAAATAGTCGCTCCTTTGAAATTAATTTAGGTAAAAGACATCTGTTGGTTCGCTTCTTCAATTTCTCGTAGGAGTTTCCCATGTGGGTTCCATTTTCCGATGTACTCCTTAGCTTTATCAAATTCGCAAAGTAGAGTATTTTTGTAAGACTCGATATTGAAGTAGTCTTTGTAATCTTCCAGACCGCTGAAAAGACTTTGCCTCTCATAGTCCGTCCTTCCCACCTAGTACAAAAACTACTTGTCGTCTCGCAATTTTCTGTAGCTCCAACTGCTGCCCGTAATCTATAGTCTTACTACTTTCCAACTTCACAAGTCTTTTTTCGAAACTTTGAGTTCTCATATCCAAAGAAAGAATCGCTTGGATTTCTGGACTTATGCCCGCTAGTAAATGTTGTTCTGTAACTCGGTAATATTCATCTACTAACATTTCGTAGGCTTCCCAAGCTTCATCAGTATTTAAAGATTTGGCGTGCATCCAAGCACCTTTCTTCGTCCATAGATAGATAACGGAAGCATTTTTAGAACCATCGTGAATTTCATGACGGTCGAGAAAGTTGCGTTTCTCCTCCCCTTCAAGCTTTATATAGTGTTTGCCTTCTTTATATCGTTTAATGCTATTGTTGAAATTGTAACTAATCTGTTGGCGATCAGCTCTGTAGGACTCCGATAATTGCGTAGTGGTTAATACTCGTTCACCCTGGTATTCAATAGGTGCTAGTTTCATGATTTCTCTCCCTCCCTCTTGTTGGACACTAATTTCAAAGCTGGTTTCGTTGGCCTAACTTCTGTCAGACGACCAAATTCATCAGTAGATACATTGTAGGTAGGAACGTTTTCAAATAGTTCCTTGAACATATTGCTCATACCACCTGGATTCCTATCCATATATTCCATGACCTCACTCATAAATTGGTCAAACAAGTAACTATCGTTATCCTGTTCAATCTTTTCAACAAAGACTGCTTGTTGAAATGCTTCATAATCTATCTCACCAGGAACTTTTTCTATCGTCATATTTGTGTGGTTCGGTTCTCCATCCACAAAATATTTTCGTTTTTCAACAGTGATAAGCGAAAGAAAATCCGTTTTTTTCATTCGGTAAAATGTAAACCATAATCGTATCTGCTCCCCGAACGATACCTCCCTCAGATCAATGCTGCTCTTACACTCTTCAATGTATAAGTTATCAGAAAAAATCTCTTCCTTGACTCTCTTGCTAAAGGAATCTCGTTTGTTTTTCACAGTGTCATTAAGTTCTCCATACCTCTTCTGAAGTTGACACAACTCTCGATAAAGAATGTTGTACTTATGCCTGATTTTCTTGCGTTTTCTCTCGTACAATCGTAAGGCCACAAAGAAGTTTAGCAGGTTGTAGGTCTTGATCTTCTTTACAACTTCTAACGTCTCGATAAAAATGCTACTTACTCTCTTTCCTTGTAATTCAGCTATCTCCATGCTTTCCCGAATTGCTTCCTCTCCATCTTTTTGTAAAGAAGAAAATAATAATAATCTAGTCAATGTCTCATTTATTCGTAACGAATATTTGCTATACATAACCAAGTCTTCTTTCTGACTTTGAAACAAATCTTCTCCAAACTTTCTCGTTTCCCATTTCAACGTAGCTAGAGAATTGTTTATTTCAATCTTATTCACTCTATTCACCCCTGGAATAATTTTTGGAATATTTTACATTAATTTTGACAATATTTCGTTTCAATCACTCTTGCATCTCTCTACGAAATTGTTCAAAGCGTTCTTCTGCCTGTACCCTACGGTAGCTACTTGCTTTATTTTGAATGGGGATGCTCGTTTCCAAGATACGGTCATAAATTCGACTACCTAATTTTTCATCTAGCTCTGAGGGCTTCAAGTTTGACGTGTAGAGGGTCGGAAGTTGTTTACGGTATCTTCCCGTCTATCACTCGAAATAAAACGTCATTTACCCAGTCTGTAACCTTCTCAGCACCTATGTCATCTAGGATTAATAGATCACACTGTAAAAGGGCAGTCATGATTTGTTGTTCCGTCTCTGCATTTTTCTTGTTAAAGGTGTGTCGTATCCGCTCAAGTAACTCCGGCACACTTTGGAAAACCACTGTCTTTCCAGATTCTTTTAAGTAGTTGGCTACAGCAGCGGCTAATCTACTTTTTCCATTTCCGTAGTACGATAGTTAATAAATGTACAGGAACGGATTATAATAGCTTCCCAGAGTGTGAGGAAATTGCTGAAGGAAATGCACGTTATTGTACAAAATGTGGTGAGAAAACTACATTCTTAATGCAGGTCTACTTAAAGCTTGGGAAGTTGAATTAGAAGAAAAATCAAAAGATGAGGTAGTAAAACAGCCAATTTCCGATCCTTTTTCTAATAATACACCTGTAGACATTAGTGACGATGACTTACCATTTTAGTTTTATTCTGCTTATACTTTTTTCATCTTGAGGAAAAACAACCGTTCAGGTTGTTTCCTATACATTCAAACAGAACATACATTCCTATATCGAGGTGATTTCTATGGCTAGTTTCATCAAAATCGCACCTAAAAATTGGTCCTTTCGATACAAATACAAGAATCCTATCACTGGAAAAAGGCGGGAGATAAAAAGACAAGGATTTGCTACAAAACCTGAAGCAGAAACTGCGTGTGAAGAAGCAAAAAGATCAATTAAAGTTGGGTTTGATATTAATAACAACGAAAAATTGATCGAATACTTAGTTTTTTGGTTAAAGGAATATAAGGAGGGAAAGGTATCAAAAAACACTTATCGTATCCATGAACGTAACATAAAAAATCATATTTCTCCTTTCTTTCAAGACATCAAACTCGAAAATGTAACATATAAACTCTATCAAAAATTTATTAATTCGCTTATTAAACAAGAATATAGTATACGTACAATAGAAATAATCCACGGAACTATGTATGGTGCTATGCAAAAAGCAAAGATTCACAAAAAAATTCTGAGTAATCCATGTGAAGATGTGACAATCTACTCTACAAAAGAAAAACGTGAAAAGAAACACAAGATGTCTACTGTTAAATTTATCCCTTACGAAAAAATCGGAGAATTTTTAGATGAAGCTTTAAAAGATAATTATTCCTACTATCTCCTCTTCCGATTTTTAATAGAAACTGGAACACGAAAGGGTGAAGCCCTTGCATTGCAATGGAACAATATAGACCTTGTCAATAATAGAGTAAGAATCGTTCAAACAATTGATTACGAAGCAAAGACAAAAGAAGATTTATTCGGAGATGTAAAAACCTATCACTCCGAACGTGAAATCCCAATTACTAGTAGACTTTCGGATGAATTACAAAATCATAGGTCCCGTCAGAACGATAACAAATTTAGGTATAAAAATCAGTATAAACATGACTTAAATCTTATTTTTTGTAGAGAAGATGGGTCCCCTTTACCAAAGTCAACTCTCTTTAATGCATTTAGAAGAATATTAAAACGGGCTGATCTTCCAGAATTAAGTATCCATTCTCTTCGCCACACTCATGCAGTTTTAATGTTAGAGTCAAAAGTAGAAATGAAATTTATTCAAGAAGCTTTGGGGCATAGTTCTATGAAAATTACTTCTGATGTCTATTCTCATGTGAGTAAAACAATCGAAACAGATGCCATTAACCGTTTCGAAAAACATACCCAAAATATTTTTTCAAAAGGGGCAGAAATGGGGCAAAAAAATTATTTATGA